ACGAGGCCTCGTCGCATATGTATTACATCAAAAATTAGCCACGCCCTTCCGGTTCCGGCCACGCCCTTCCGGTTCCGGTGACGTGCTTCCGGCCACGTCAACTTCCGGCCACGTCAACTTCCGGTGACGTATTTCCGCTTCCGGTCCCGCGAAAATTACGTATTTCCGCTTCCGGGACACGTCCGCTTAAAAGCGGAAGTGACGCCCTTTCCCAACCACACCTACCTCGCCTATAAGAATCAGTGTCAGTTCCTCTGACTCACTCTGTTCGTAGAGGTCACCATGGACGCTCCTGCCTGGATTGCCGTGCTACAAATTCCTACTGGATTTCTCTCCAACCCAGCAAACTGGAGGGATTGGGATGGCCTGCAAAGACCCCGCAATCTTCTCGCCGACGACTGGCCTATACAGGAGCTCCGTGAGTCTGTTCCATTTTTTGACCATGCTGTTAATTTAGGCTACTGCATATTACAACAGCTGTTTGCCTCGCATGCTGTTACTCTGCCATGCAGAGTGAAGCCTAGCATGTTTTTGCAGTTAGAACCAAGTAGTGGAGAAGAGAATGAAATGCACTACCATTTAGTTGTGAACCAAGCAGACATGGTAGGCAGAGAATGTAGCAACTGGCTGCGCACCTGGAAAGTCTTTATGGCTGGATATTTGGTAGCTCCTGTGTGGACTTTAAGTTGGAACATTAGAGAAACCCGTCAAGGGCGACTATATCAGGCTGATATGAGTTTTGTGAAAAATTACCTGCTACCTAAGCTACCACTGAATGATTGCTATTATGCATGGACTAATATAGACAGGTTTGAAGCAGCTGTACTGAGCGTGCGCAACAGACAGCTTTCAGGTCCTCAAGGTGCTATTGCCTTACCATTCACTGACGCACCTCCACGGACACCAGCTGCAGAAGGAGTTCCTCCAACTATGGCAGGAAAAGGAACACAAAGATTCATGGATCTTATTGACTGGTTAGTTGAAAATGGAATAGCCACAGAAAAGAGGTGGTTATCAGTGAATAAACTCAGCTACAGGTCCTTTCTAGGAAGCAGTGGTGGAGTTCTTCAAGCAACAAATGCACTACAAATAGCTAAAAGAGAAATGGTTTTAGCCCACCCTTTATTAAGCTACCTGACAAAGAATGCTTCTGCTTTTGAAGAAAGTAATAAAGTTGCACAGCTGTTTAGCTTAAATGGCTACAATCCTGTTGACGCTGCATGGTATTTTGCAGCATGGGCAAGAGGAGTGTGGCCCAAAAGAAGAGCCATATGGCTCTGGGGCCCAGCTAGTACAGGTAAAACTCTGTTAGCTGCTGCCATAGCAAATCTTAGTCCATCTTACGGTTGTGTGAATTGGACAAACCAAAATTTCCCATTTAATGACTGTCACTGTCAAAGCTTAGTGTGGTGGGAAGAAGGCAGAATGACAGAGAACATTGTTGAAGTAGCCAAAGCTGTGCTTGGTGGAGCACCTGTGAGGTTGGATGTAAAGAACAAAGGCAGCGAAGACTACATACCTACCTGTGTCATCATTACCTCTAATGGAGATTTAACAGTTACAGTTGATGGCCCTGTGGTTAGCACCCAGCATCAAGAAGCTTTGCAGACAAGAATAACCATGTTTCAGTTTCAGAGAATGGTTCCGGATGGCTTAGCTCCACTTCCTGAAGAGGAAGTGAGAAGCTTTTTTAAGCTAGGTGAACAGGAACTGAATATGAAAGGCACACCTCCAGAAGAATTTAGAGTGCCAAGAAACTTTGACAAACAACCAATGGCATCTACCAGCAACTTGCCAAAAGCCTTGTGTGCACCAATGGAAGACAACCAAGTACAATGGGATTCTGAAGATGATTGGTTTCCACCACCCACTCAGAAGAAAAGGCGGGAACTTCAAGAGACACCTCCAACCACTCCCAGTGAAGTCATTGAGCTGTCCTCTCCGAGTCCATTAGCAGACGCGCCGCCGAGGACACCAGACAGTCTGGGAGAATTGTCTCTAACTCCTACTTCTGTAAGCCAGATTGTTTCTGCACCATTTCCTGACGAAACTGCTGAAAGGTATGGAGCTGGGGACATTGAGTCTTTCTGGTCTGAACATGTGTTTGATGCAGATTGGGCTACAAGGCTACACATTTGTCCCCCAGGTGGTCCTAAACCTTACGGACTTTTTTGGACTTACTTATGGTCTCGAGAGTTTTGGAGGTTTAAGCAGAGTCTGAGCCGTTCAGAGGCTCATTTGATAAATAGAAGATTTATTTGGGCTTGGTGGTAAGTGTGATTTTATGTTTTCTTTGATTTTCTTGTAGACTTGTTCCTGACGCTGCTACAGGAGCAGAAGACTAACAAGCTTCATTTATTTTTCCAGGTAAGCAAACATGTCTGCTGCTGATGCTTATCGTCCAGGTGGCAAGCTGCCTCTAGATGAGCTAATGCAAAGAATGAATAGAGCAATTCCTGTGGGACCGGAACCTTCAAGTCAAGCCAACCGCGGAGGGGGGCCATATCAAACTCACTTTGCTATAGGAATAATGTACTCCAAGGCTTTCCAAGGCTTGCTTAGATTTGCTAATGCTTTACCTCCTGAATTGAGCCCTGTAAAACAGCTTGTTAATCAGTTAGAAAATTATAGGCGTAAGACATCTGATACCAGGGTATGGTACAGAGTGTACTTAGACATGACAAGACTTCTAATTTCTGTGGCTCCTCCAGGAGCAGCAAACAAACTCAGACAGGCAGCAGCAGGTATAACTCACTCAAAAGCCCCCAATGCTGAAAGCCTGAGAGGCATTGTGCGGTTCGCAGCTGCTGCTTTTGTACCTACTGTAGAAAATATTGATAGATTTTTTGAAGACTCGCTAACGAACTTTGCCAAAGAAGACTTAGACACCTGGCAACAACTCCACGAGCAGTTTATCAAACTCTTTCACCCTCCAGATGTCGGAGTCCACCTTGTTAGTGACAGCCGCGATGAAGGAGCTGATTCCCTTGTTGAACCAGACCTTGAGCGGCCTGCCGGAGGCGGGCTTACTCTCCCCGGGTATAATTATGTTGGTCCTGGTAATCCTCTGGATAGTGGTCCCCCTCAGGGACCAGTGGATGAGGCAGCAAAACATCATGATGAACGGTACGCAGAGATGATTGAGCATGGGGACATCCCTTATTTACATGGTCACGGCGCTGACAGATTAATGAACAAAGAGTTAGAAGAAAAAGAGCGCCGGGGGGACATTACACACTTAGCAGATGTAGTAGTTGGCAATGCTATTAGAGGTTTATGGCAGGCTAAGGAAACTGTTGGTGATATTGCTGATGTTCAACTTTCTCAGGTCCTACCGCCCGCTCCTCCTTCTTCGGACCAACAACCGGCTTATTCCGCAGGAGAGCCCTCAGCCAAGAAGGCGCGGATTGGTACCCCTGACGAGTCTGACCCGGCCTTGCTTCTGCAGCCTCATACCAATACAATGTCCGTGGAACCAGCTGGAGGAGGAGGTGGAGTTAAAGTTAAAGCTCAGTGGATAGGTGGAACTAGTTTTTCTGATTCTGTAGTTATTACTTCACATACTAGAACTTCAATGTTAGCTGATAGAGGGGGGTATGTGCCTGTGTATAAGCAAGGAAGTCATGTAGATTCTTCGCAGCCTGTAATGGGTATGAAAACACCTTATTCTTACATTGATGTTAATGCTTTATCTGCTCATTTTACTCCTAGAGACTTTCAGCAACTGCTAGATGAATATGATGAAATTAAACCTAAAAGCTTAACTATTGCAATTTCTGCTATTGTAATTAAGGATGTTGCAACCAATCAAACAGGTACTACTGTTTCTGATTCTGCAAGTGGTGGGATTACTGTATTTGCTGATGATAGCTATGACTATCCATATGTATTAGGTCATAATCAAGATACATTACCAGGTCATTTACCAGGAGAAAATTATGTATTGCCTCAGTATGGGTACATTACAAGAGGCAGAGAAATTGATCAACAGAACAGCATTGTAGCTATTAGTGATCATAAGACAGAACTGTTTTTTTTAGAGCACCATGATGCAGAGTGTTTGGGTACAGGAGATCACTGGTCTCATCACTATGAGTTTCCAGATGACCTACCTTGGAGAAAATTGTCAACTCCCAACCAAACATTGTATGCAAGACATAATCCAATTCCTTCTAGCAGGTTAGCTATTATGACAGGTGTTGATAATGATGGGACTGCCATTTGGAAACGCCCTGAAGGCATGGATGTTGGCAGACTCCCATTAAATTATGTTCCAGGGCCAGCTCTAATGATGCCAACAGACACCCAAATTAGAAACACAACTTTCAGAGATCCTGTGGCTATTGGAAATCCTGCTACAAGTGACAGGTATAGTGTAGCTCCTTTAGTCCATCAACCATGGTCTGTCCGTACAGAAGAATGGCTAGCAAACAAAACAGACTATGCTGTTCATAATTATTTAGGAGGTGTTGCATACACTAGAAGAAAGCATGAAGAGTCTTATGATAAACATGAGGAGGACCGAGATGGTAGAGTTACTAACCCATCCAGAGTTGTTCAGATAGATGGTGATTTAGCAGCTCCTCATGTGGGTCACACGTTTTTTGTTCCTGGACACACCAGAGTTACCTCTGGTGGTACTGATACAGTGTACAGCCCAAAATTATATCAGGAACCTGTGTTTCCTTTGTTTCCTGGTGCTGTTTGGAACCCAAATCCTTTATCATATGATTGCCAAATATGGACTAAAATTCCTAATACAGAATGTCATTTTTTTGCTCAATATCCTCTTTTGGGAGGTTGGGGAGTTCTTACTCCTCCTCCAATGATTTTTGTGAAGCTCAGGTCACAACCAGGCCCTCCTAGTCCAGGTGCTCACACAGTTCCACAATCTAATTTAAACCAGTATGCAATTTTTCACTTGCATTATAGTATGCAGTTTTTAGTTAAGCGCCGCAAGAGATCTCGCCGCCATAATCCCGAGAAACCTGCTCCTTTCCCGACAACAGATTCGGGACGTATGCCTTTTACCCTTGCCAATAGCTTAAAAGACCCCAATACACCAGTGTATGAAGTGCCTTCTGATCAATGGATTGCGCGAAATTATTCTCATTTGCTGTAATAAATTTATAAAATTTCATTGCTGTGAGACTGATTCTTATAGGCGAGGTAGGTGTGGTTGGGAAAGGGCGTCACTTCCGCTTTTAAGCGGACGTGTCCCGGAAGCGGAAATACGCAATTTTCGCGGGACCGGAAGCGGAAATACGC